GTCACCGGCTTCAAGGCCGACGACGCCATCAAGGCGGTCGAGGCCGACGACTACACCCTGCTCATCGGGAACCACACCGGACTGTTCAGCGTGCAGCTGCAGGCCCCGGGCAGCACCAAGATGCCGGAGGGCGAGGCACCCGGCGAGACGCCCATCGAGGGCACCGTCCCGGCCGTGCTCAAGAAGCCGGTCCCCACCAACGGGACGAAGCCGCCGATCCCCGCAGGAGGGAAGCCATGATCGAGGAAGTCGCGCCGCCGCCGCGCGAGGGCTACCGGGCGATGTCCTGGCCGGCCGAGCTCCGGGCCGAGGACGGCCAGCCGCCGCGGCTCGTCGGACACTTCGCCCGCTATGGCGTCTTCAACGAGATCGACTCGGCCATCGAGGGTCGGTTCATGGAGCGCATCGACCCGGGCGCCTTCAGTCGCACGTTCAAGAACAACCGCGACCGGATCCGGGTGCTGTTCCAGCACGGCAAGGGCTCGCTCGGCGAGTCGCCGATCGCCACCGTCACCACCCTCCGCTCGGACAGCACCGGGCCGTACTACGAGGCGGAACTGCTCGACGGCGTCCCGCCGCTCATCCTCGACGGGCTGCGGAAGGGCCAGTACGGCGTGTCGTACCGCTTCCAGGTCGAGCGCGAGGACTGGGAGCCGAAGCCGACCCGCTCGCCGGCCAACCCGAAGGGCCTGCCCGAGCGGACGATCCGCGAGGCCAAGGTCTTCGAGTTCGGCCCTGTCACCTTCCCGGCCGACGCAGGCGCCGACATCGCGGTCCGGTCGCTGTCCGACGAGATGGCGAAGCGGACGGCATTGCCCCGCCGCTTGCGGCGCAGCATCGACGACCTGGCAGCCTTCCTGCTCGCGGACAAGGCGGCACTCCAGGCCGCCATCGACAAGCTCGGCAACGGCGAGCCACTCATGGCCCAGGAAGCCGAGATGCTCGAGGCCGCGATCGAACACCTTGAGCCACCCGATGCGGACGAGGACGACATGACCATGTCGAGCCTGCCGCGCCATAGCCCGGTTGCACCCTCCGACGAGCTCGCGGCATCGCCGCACCCCGTCGACGAGGCCCGCGATGAGCCGGACCCGCCGCCAGGTGCGGCAGTCATCGCAGCCACGGACCCGCCGGAAGGCGGGTCTTCTGATTCAGGGAGCAAGCGCATGGCCGAACCAGAGCAGAAGTACTTCACCCTCGAGGACATGGGCGCCCGCGTCCGTGAGCTCGACGAGGCGATCGGACGCGACGCCAAGGAACCCGAGCTGTCCAACGCCGAGGAGGTCGCGCACGAGGCGCGGGTCACCGAGCGGTCGGAGCTCAGGCTCAAGATGGCGAAGTGGCAGGCCCGGATCGCGGCGGCCGGCGAGTCCGCCAAGGATCCCGAGCGGACCGTCGAACCCTACGCGCCGTCACCGGTCGCATCCTTCGTCCGCAAGACCGAGAGCGACATCTACGACTTCGACGCGGTCGATCGCGTCGCCAAGAACCTGGAGCACCGGGCCGGACTGTATCGCGACAACGCGATGCGGGCGACCGAGATCGCCTCGTTCCCGAACCCCTACACCGACGTCGAGAGGACGCGCGATCGGATCGCCACGATCCTCGACCACCACGACACCGAGGACCACCAGTTCGGGCAGCGCGTCATGGCGACCGGCTCGCCGCTCTACCGGCGGGCGTTCCGCAAGATGCTGATGGGCCAGCCGCTGACCCCCGAGGAGCAGCGCGGCACGGCCCTCGCGGTCGGCGTCGACGGCACCGGCGGCTTCACCGTCCCGTTCGCCTTCGACCCGACGATCATCGCCATCGGCATCCACACCGGTGCCATCAACCCGTACCGGCGAGCCTGCCGCGTCGTGCCGATCGTCGGCACCGACACGTGGAACGCCGTGACGGCCACCGTGGTCACCGCGACCCGGACGACAGAAGCGGCTCCCGCCATCGAGCAGGGCCCGACCTTCGCCCAGCCGCAGTACATCGTTACCCGCGTCCAGGCACAGGTCACCTACAGCTTCGAGGAAGCGCAGGACCGGCCCGACATCGATACCGAGATGGCGCGGCTGATCGGCGAGGCCAAGGACAACGAGGAAGAGAACCAGTTCGCCATCGGCGTCGGCGGGGCCATCGGCCCGGCCGTGGCACCGATCGGCGTCTGTTCGGTCTACGGCACCTCGGGCGCCTACACCCAGATGGACACCATCGGCTCGACCGTCCTCGCGGCGGCCGATGCCTACGCCGTGGAAGCGGCGCTGCCGGTCCGCCATCGGCTGACCGCGCAGTGGTTCATGAACCGCGCCAACATCCGCAAGTTCCAGGCCCTCGAGACGACGGGCGGCATCCTGTTCAACAGCATGCTCGGCTACCCGGCCGTGGGCAGTCCCGACAACGCGACCGATGGCAACACCGGCCTGAAGTTGCTGGGCTACCCGGTCAACGAGTCGCCCTCGGCCCCGACGGCGGGCACCTCGCACATCATCGTCGCGACGCTGTGCGCCCCCTCCTCCTACGTCATCGTCGAGCGGGTCGGCATGACCGTCCGCCTGATCAGCGACATCATCAACAGCTCCGCCCTGGCCACCGGCCAGTCGGCGGTGTACGCCATGTGGCGGAACACGGCCCACCCGTTGAACGTCGACGCTGGCCGGATGCTGGATTACAAGACGTAGACCGCTGACGGTTTACTGACGTCGCGGGGGCGGCTCCCCCCGGTCCGTCCCCCGCGACACCTATCCCCCTCGAGGAGCGACGCATGGCGAAGACCGCCTACTACCAGGTCCGCGAGTCGTTCGTCGGCACCTCCGACGGCGAGCCCGTGGAGTACTACAAGGGCGAGGTCATCGCCGCCGACGACCCTGCCCTCAAGCGCTGGCCCGAGAGCTTCGTGCCGCTGGTCGTCCGCGGCCAGCCGCCCGAGGTCGAGCAGGCGACCGCCGCGCCCGGCGAGAAGCGGGGCGCCTGATGGGCTACACCTTCACCAACACGGCGGCGACCACCGCAGCTGTCCCCAACCGCTTCGTGACCAGCGTCAACATGGCGAACGGCGCCTACTCCGTCGCCAATGCCTCGCCGACATGGTCCGGCGGCTGTCTCGTCACCGCGACGATCACCGGCATCGCCGGCAACGACACGCCGGGCACGGCGACCATCGTCGGCACCGCCGTGAACGGCCAGGCCCTGACCGAGGTCCTGACCCTCGTCGCGGGCAGCCTGGCGACCAGCGCCAACGCCTTCCGTACCGTCACGTCCATCACCCAGGCGGGCTGGGTCGCCGTCAGCACCGTCGACACGATCGTGTTCGGCTGCGCTGCGGGCAACGTCGCCTGCGGATCCTCGGGCAACCTCGGGGGCGTGCTGGTCAACAACCTCGTGGCCGCCACGGTGACCATCAGCGACGGTGCGCGCACGATCATGACCATCCCTGCCTCGCAGGCGGCCGGCACCTACTACTCGTTCGGCAACCAGGGCGTCGACTTCGGCGGCCGGCTGGTCGTGGCGACGACGAACACCAACGACATCACCGTCTTCCACACCGGCACCATGCCGAGCACCTACGCCCCGTGACCGTCCCGCTGCTGTTCGCGACCGAATCGTGGCACTGCCCGCTGTGCCGCTTCGAGGAGACGATCCCGCGGATCGCCGGGCCGCATACCCGGATGCACATCTGCCCGAAGCTCAACGGGCTCACCACGCCGCTCGTCGCGGCCGGCGTCAAGGCCAAGGTCGAGCGGCGTGATCCCGAGGACTACGTCGGCGGCTCGCTGCTCACCTTCGACGACACCGGCCGCCCGGTGCAGTCCGTCGTGACGACCCGCGACGAGGGCCAGGACTGCGCCGTCTACCCGCCCACCGCCACCGCCTTCGGCACCGTCAACGAGATCAAGGAGGAACTCCGGCTATGACTGACACCGCGGGCGGGAAGGGCGCTGCCCACAACCCGACCATCGTCGTCGAGGACAGCTTCGCGGCGCTCGACGCCGCGGCGCAGGCCGCCCGCGAGCGCGAGGAAGCGGAACGCGCGGCGACCGAGCCGGCCCGCAACATCGCCAGCCTCGAGGCCGGCATCGCCAAGCTCGAGGGCCACCTCGCGCACCACCACGAACTGCTCGACGCGGCGAAGGCCGCGGCCGAGGCGGCACCGGCCGCGGAAGGGACCGTCTGATGGCCTTCGGTGCCGTCTCCAAGATCTTCACCAGCTACCTCCAGACGATCATCGCCAACACGTCGGCGGCCGACCTCGACACCGACGCGCTGCTCGAGATCGCGCTGTTCGACAACACCATCACGCCGCTCCAGACCGACACCGCGGCCCATGCGGCCTACGCCGGCGTCGGCGGTCCGTGGGCGGCCGGCGGCGTCGTCGACACCGGAACCGGCGGCCCGGCCGGCTGGCCCGCGCTCGGCCGGCCGCTTGTCACCGTGGCGCTGTCGACGGCCGTGACCAACCCGATCACCTTCGGCGCCGCGTCCACCGTGAGCGCGAGCGCGACGACGACGCTGACCAACGCCTACGGCTGCCTGTGCTACGACCACACGGCCGGGACGCCGACCGACCAGGGCATCGCGTACCTGTCCTTCAACGGCGGCAACAACGTGACCCTCGGCACGTTCACGATCGTGTGGGCGTCGGGCAACCTCTTCTCGATCACCCTGTGAGGGAGGCTCGCGTGGCGACCGGCTCGATCTCGCTCCAGACGTCCACCCCCACCTACCAGCAGCCCGTCACGTTCGACTGGTCCGTGTCCGGCAAGGTCAAGGGCTACCAGTACCCGCTCATCCTCGTCGAGGCGTTCCAGGGCGAGGACAAGGTCTACGCCCAGCTCGCCGCACCCGACGACGCGTTCCTGCTCGGCGGCGGCTCGTCGGAGTGGGTCAGCCGTGGCGGGGGTCCGGCCGACTGCATCGCCCGGTTGATGATCTACCCCGGCCTGCACAGCGACCCCATCCTCGAACTCGCGAGCGTGACGTTCCGCGCCGAGGGCTAGGCCCGTTCCCTTCGTGAGGGGCTGACCCGATGGCCGTCATCTTCCTGACCGGCTTCGACGGTCGACTCATCGAGCTCGACCAGGACGGCGCGGTCGCACGCCAGGTCGCCCTCAGCGGCACGGCCGCCATCAGCACGCTCCAGCATCGGACCGGGCCGGCGGCGCTGCGGTGCAACCCGGCCTCGGGCGCCAGCGGCTACATGCAGCTCCAGACCCCGTCGACCAAGGGCTGGGTCCACTTCGGGCTGTACATCGCGACCATGCCGAGCGTGGCGCGGGTCATCTGCGGCGCCGCCGGCTCGGGCTCCAACGTCAAGTTGAACAGCACGGGCAAGCTCGAGGCGTTCGACGGGAGCACGACGCGCGGGACGACGACCACCACCCTGACGACCGGGGTGTGGTACTGGATCGGCTGGCGGGCCGCGGCCGGGACGACGGTCCCGCTCATCCAGATCGCTGGGACGACCGAGGTCACGGGCACCGTCGCTGTCGCGCCGAACACCAACATCGGCTTGTCGGGCACCGAGGCGTCGGCCGCCGACATCTACATCGACGACGTCATCATCGACGGCGCGGGCTTCCTCGGGCCGTCCAACGTCGGCCTGCTCCTGCCGATCAGCGATAACGGGACGCACACCGGCTGGCAGGCGGGCGCCGGCGGCACGACCAACCTGTGGCAGGGCGTCGACAACGTCCCGCCCGCCGGCCTGGCCTCGGCCAGCGAGACGAACACCAGCAACATCGAGAACACCGGCACTGCCGGGACGTATACAGCGAACCTCCAGACCTACACGACGGGTGGCGTCGGGGCATCCGACACGGTCCTCGCGGTCCAGTCGCTCATCCGCCACGGCGAGGACATCATCACCGGCACCAAGACCGGGACGGTCGGTGCGGCCACCAACCCGACCATCACGGGTGTCGGGATCACCTTCGGCAGCGACCTCGGCGCCCACGGCGCGGATCCCGGCTCGACCTTCTGGGTCACTCAGCCGGGAACGCTGACGACCAGTCCGAGCGTGACCCTCGGCACCAGCCCGACGCTCGCCGCGGTCCGCCCGTCCGAATCGCGGACCGCCTGCATCGACTTCATGGGGCTGCTGGTCGCATGGACGCCGGCGGTCGGCTCGCCATCGACGACCGCCAACGCCGTCCTCGCCACCGGGACAGGTGCAGCTGCGAACCCGGCGCCGTCTGCAAGCCTCTACGCCGTCCTCGCGACCGCCACCGGGGCCAGCACCGATCCAGCAGCCCAACCCGGCAAGCAGGCCAACGCGGTCCTCGCCACGGCTACCGGGGCGTCGACCGATCCGACGCTGACCAACCTGTCGAACACCAACGCCGTCCTCGCGACCGGGACCGGGAGCGCAGCGGTCGCTGGTCCGTCACTGGGCAGGGGCGCGGTCCTCGCGACGGGGACAGGAGCGAGCGCGGATCCAGCGCCGTCGCTCGGTCGGCCCGCCGTCCTGGCAACTGGAACGGGAGCCTCGGCGGACCCGGCTCCGTCGACGAGCATCTACGCCATCCTCGCCACAGGAACGGGTGCCTCGGCGGACCCGGCCATCACGACCACCGCCGGGACGACCGTCAACGCCATCCTCGCGACCGGGACGGGAGCCTCGACGGACCCGGCATCGAGTCTCGCGCCGGGAGCGGTACTCGCGACAGGGACAGGTGCCTCGACTGATCCGGCGCTGTCCCTCGCAGCCGGTGCCGTGCTGGCGTCAGGCACGGGTGCGGCAACTGACCCGGCACCGTCACTGGGCCGCCCTGCGGTGCTCGCAACGGGGAGTGGCACAAGTATCAGTCCTGCGCCGTCTCTGGCGCCTGGGGCCGTCCTGGCGGCCGCCACGGGCACCAGCGCCGACCCCGCGATCACGATCAGCGCCGGGACGACGGCCAGCGCCGTCCTTGCGACCGGGACGGGTGCGAGCACTGACCCGGCACTGACCAACCTGTCGAATGCGAACGCCGTCCTCGCCAGCGCGACGGGCGCGAGCACCGACCCGGCCATCACGACGTCGTCCGGGACCACCGCCAACGCGGTCCTGGCGTCGGGCACGGGCGCCAGCACCGACCCGGCGCCGACTGTCGCTCCGGGCGGGGTGACCGCGACAGGCGCGGGCGCGAGTGCCGACCCGGCCATCATCTCGGGCGTCATCGCCAACGCCGTCCTCTCGAGCGGGACCGGGTCGAGTGCCGATCCCGCGCCCAAGGTGGCCCCCGGTGCTGTTCTGGCGACCGGCACCGGGGCCGCCACCGATCCCGCGGTGTCGCCGGGCGTCATCGCCCACGCCGTCCTCGCGACGGCACTCGCCAACGCGACCGTCGGCGGTCCGTGGGTCAGCGCATCGGCGCTGGCCGCGCTCGGGACCGCGACCGCGTTCATCCCGTTCGTCCACTCGAGCGATGCCGTGCCCGGCGGCTTCGCGCCGATCACCCGCGCGGCGGTCATCGTCCTGTCCGGCAGCGCCCTGCCCGAGCGCATCGGCATCGCGGGCGAGGTCCCGCGACCGTCCGGCGACCTGCCACGCATCCGAGGAGCCTGACCGATGCCGATGCCGCTCACGCTCACGGTCGACGACCCGGACGGCGTCCTCAACGCAGGCCAGTACGGCGCGGGCGCGCTCATGCGACTGCAATGGTCCGCCACCCAGGCGGGCGTCTACGCCGACGTGTCGGGCACGGGCTCGACCCCGACGATCAACATCGTCTCGGGCCAGAGCTCCTATCCCGGCTATGACCCGGCCGGCACGACGTCGCTGTGGTATCGGACCCGGTTCGAGAATGTCGGCGCCACCCGCCTGTCGGACTGGTTCCCGTCCTTCCAGCCCGGCGGCGGGACGACCTACGCCTCGCTGGCCATGTTCCGCTCGTTCATCCGCAACCAGCAGGCGGCGTCCACGGACGAGGACGGCGCCCTCGAGCTGCTCGCCCTCGAGGCGGCGGCCCGGGCGATCGACCGCGAGTGCGGGCGCCGCTTCGGGGTCATGAGCACGGCCACCGCGCGGGTCTACACCGCGGGGCTCTACACCGGTCCGGTCGGCTGGCCGTTCTACGGCCGCCGCTATGCGGTCGACGTCGACGACTTCAGCGATCCCAGTCCCACGGTCGCCTTCGACTCCAACGGCAACGGCAGCTACACGATCGCCACGACGGCGTTCCGGGCGATGCCGGCCAACGCGCCCGCCTACGACGGGCGGCCGTACACCGCGCTCCTGTTCGACCTCGGGGTCCTGCCGCCGTTCAACGCCAACGGCATCCAGGTCACGGCCAAGTGGGGCTGGATCGAGACGCCGTCGGCGGTCGTGTACGCCAACCTCCTCCAGGCGTCCCGGTTCCTCAAGCGCCGCGACTCGCCCTACGGCGTTGCCGGCAGTCCTGACATGGGCAACGAGATCCGGCTCCTGGCCAAGCTCGACCCGGACGTCGCGCTGTCGCTCCGGTCGTACAGGGCCGAATGGGGCAACCAGTAGTGGCTGAGTTCGACCTCAGCGCGACGATGGACGGGATCGGGACCGCGCTCGTGGCGTCGGGCCTCGTGCCCAACGTCTACGCCTACCCGGTCGAGTCGGTGTCGGTGCCGTGCGCGCTCGTCGACTACCCGACCGGGAAGATCGAGCTGTCCGTCACCTTCGGCGGCCTCGCCGACCGGGCCGACCACATCGTCATCCCGGTCTTCTACCTCGTCGGCCTGACCGGGACCAAGGACGGCCGCGACGCGCTGTCGGCGGCGATGCACGGTGCGACCGACCTCGTCCGCGTCCTCGAGACGGCATCGCCCGGCGACATGGTCGTGACCGATGGCGAGATCGCCCAGGTCAAGATCGGCGAGGCGACCTACCTCGGGCTCAAGTTCAGCCTCGACATCCTGACGTAGGAGGCCGCCCGTGCCGTTCGTTCATGGCTCCAAGAGCTCGGTCTACATCGACGGGCTCGACGTGTCGCCCTATCTCAACGCCGCCGACTGGTCGACCGACCAGGACACCGCCGAGGTCACCACGTTCGGTTCCAGCTGGAAGTCGTACATCGCGGGCGAGCAGGGCGCCAAGATCAGCTTCACGGGCTTCTACGACCCGCTCGTGCTCGACCTCGAGAACCTGATCACCGACGACTGGTCGCTGACCAACGGCGTCCTGACGTACTGCCCGAAGGGTTCGGCCATCGGCGACGACGCGCGGCTGTTCAGCGTCGGCGCCACCAACTACGGCCAGACCTCGCCGATCGGCGGCGCGGTGGCGATCAAGTGGGAACCCGAGGTCTCGAGCCAGGTCGGCTTCGGCTCGGTGCTCCACCCGATGGGCACCGACACCAACACCACGACCGGCGCCGGCCAGGACAACGCGGTGCAGAGCGCGACGGGCTGGATCGCCCACCTCCACGTCACCGGCATCACCGGCGGCGGCTCGTGGGTCATCAAGCTCCAGGACTCGACGACCAACTCGGGCTTCGTGGACGTGACCGGCGCGGCGTTCACGACGACCGCGGTCAAGTCGAGCCAGCGGCTCGTGTCGGCGACGAACACGACTGTCCTGCGGCGCTGGCTCATCTACGTCGCGACCCGGACCGGCGGCAGCGCCGGCGACAGCATCCACTTCCAACTCAGCGTCGCGCGCAACAGCTAGGAGGAGTTCACGGTGGCGTTCCGACATGGTTCACGCGCCAGCATCTTGGTCAACTCGGTCGACATCTCGACGTTCTGCACGTCGCTCGACCTCAACATCGACCAGGACAGCGCCGAGACGACGACGTTCGGCTCGACGTGGAAGTCCTACATCGCCGGCGTGTCCGGCGGCAAGCTCTCGATCGTCGGTGACTACGACGGCACGGTGACGACCGGACCCGGTTCGGCGCTGCTGCTGGCGCAGGCCACCGCCGTCCCGGTCGCGGTCGTCCACAAGCCGGGTGGCACCCTGACCGGCCAGCGCACCAACTCGTTCAACGCGCTCATCACCAGCTACGGCGAGACGAGCCCGGTCGGCGGGGTCATCACGTTCAAGGCCGAGCTGCTGGCGAGCGGCGCGATCGCCTCGATCACCCAGTAATCCGGGTGGGGGTGGGCGCTCGCCCGCCCGCCCCCATCACCCTCGGCGAGGAGGCAGCCATGCTCCCGAAGATCCCGCTCCCGACCGGTGCCGTCGACGTCGACGGCCAGACGGTCATCATCCGCGGCCTGTCGCGGACCGAGTACCTGGCCGTCGGCCGCTTCGGGCGTGACGGCTTCGAGGACGGCGAGGCGCTCATCCTGTCGGCCGGCACGGGCGTCACGGTCGACGAGGCCAAGACTTGGCTGAACACGACCGACCCGCAGACCGCCGGCACGGTCCTCGACGCGATCGTCGCGCTGTCCGGCGGCATCGGAAGCGACGGCACGAACCCCAAACCCGATACGAGCGAGCCCTGATCGAGGGGACGCTCGACACGTTCGACTTCCTGCTGGCCGAGCACCTGCACAAGTCGCTGGCCGAGATCGGCGAGCTGCCCAACGACGAGATCGTGCGCTGGCAGGCGTTCTTTGTCTGGCGAGCGGCCATGAAGGAGATCGAGTGATGGCTGCCGAGGACGTCAAGCTCAGCGTCACCGGGCTGCGCGAGTTCCGCAACGCCATCAAGAAGCTCGACGCCGAGTTCCCGCGCCAGATGCGGGCCGGCTTCAAGGGCATCGCGGGCGTGCTCGCGTCCAAGATCGCGGGCAAGGTCCCGTCGGGCGCCACCCGCCGCGCCTCGATGTCGGTCAAGCCGCGGGCCGACACGACCAGCGCCAGCATCGTCGCCGGCGGCTCGCGGGCGCCGTACTACCCGTGGCTCGACTTCGGCGGCACCACCGGCCGCGGCCACACGCCCGGCAAGGCGTTCTCAGGCGCGATCCACCGCCCGTTCACGCCCGAGGGTCGCTACATCTTCCCGACGATCAGGGACAACCGACCGTACATCCAGGCGGCGGCTGCGGCCGTGCTCGAGGACGCCATCAAGAACGCGGGGCTGTAGGTGGCCTCGCAGGTCGTCGTCAACTTCATCGGCAACGCGGCCTCGTTCGTCGGCGCGACCCAGAAGGTCGAGTCGTCGGCGGGCCAGCTCCAGACCAAGCTCACGCCGCTCGGCAAGGGGCTCGCCGCCGGTCTCGGCTTCGGCTTCGCCACCACGGCGGCCGGGCTGTTCCAGACCGCGGTCGGCAAGGTCACCGACTTCATCGGCGACAGCGTCGCCGCGTTCAACGAGGACCAGGCGTCGGTCGCTGCGCTCGGTCAGTCGCTCAAGGCCAACATCCCGGGCTGGGACGGCAACACGACCGCGATCGAGAGGGTCATCGAGGCCCAGATGAAGCTGGGCTTCACCGACGACGAGCAGCGGTCCTCGTTGCAACTGCTGGTCGCCGCCACCCATGACGTCACCGAGGCGCAGCGGATCCAGTCCGTGGCGATGGACCTCGCCCGGTTCAAGAGCATCAGCCTCCAGGAGGCGTCGGCGGCGCTGGTCAACATCGAGGCGGGCAAGGCGCGCGGACTCGCGACCCTCGGCATCAACACCAAGGACTACGCGACGACGACCGAGCGGCTGGCCGCGGTCGAGAAGGTGGTCAGCGGGGCCGCTGCCGATTTCGCCAAGACCAACGAGGGCGAGCTGCTCATCAGCCAGGTCAAGGTCAACGAGGCGATGGAGACGTTCGGCAAGTCCATCGCGCCGGTGCAGGTCAAGGTCATGACCGAACTGGCCGACCGGACGACGGACCTCGCCAACGTCCTCGGCATCCTCCAGGACGGGATGTCGACGAATAGCGACACGGCGACCGAGCAGGCCACCTCCGTCCTCGACCTCGCCGGTGCGTTCGGAGTGCTGATCCCGGGCCTCGGCCAGATGGCCGACGCCGCCAAGCAGGCGGCGACCGACCAGCAGAACCTCGGAGCCCAGACCGACCACACGGGCAAGAACCTCGACGACTTGGTCACCACCGTCGCCACCGTCTCGAGCACGGCATCGGACGGCATGGACTCCTTCCACGGCCATGCGAGTGCGGCGCTCGATGCCGTCGGCGCGTCCTCGCTCCAACTGGCCCGTGACTACGACGCGAACCAGCGCCGGATCCGCGCCGCCAGCGACGCCACGGTGCACCAGCTCGTGACCGACACCAACGCCATGATCCGGGGCTACTTCGACCCGATCGAACTCGCCAACAAGCTGGCCGACCAGCGGGCGACGGCATCGGCGGACCTGTTCAGCCTGCTCCATGCCAAGAACAAGAACGCCAGCCGCGTCGCACGCGAGGCGATCGTCCAGGACCTCGACGACCAGGCGACATCGCTGGCCGGGCTCGGCGACCAGCACAGGCTGACCCAGAAGCAGGTCGACACCTACGCCAGGGACGTGACGGCGGCCTACAAGGCGATGGGGCTCAAGGTGCCGGCCGACATCCAGAAGATCATCGACCACCTCCACGAGGTCGCCAAGATCCACGCCGCGCCGACCGTCACCGTCAAGATCTACGGGGCGCAGGCGCTGACCACGCTCGCCAAGCAGCTCGGCTACATCGGCAACACCGACCTGTACAAGACGAACCCGTTCCGTGCCGGTGGCGGACCGGTCGCAGCGAACCAGCCGTATATCGTCGGCGAGCAGGGTCCCGAATGGTTCGTGCCGGGTTCCTCGGGCGCGGTCATGCCCAACGGCACGCTGCCCGGGTCACGATCCGGTGGCGGCGCAGGCCAGACCGTCATCAACGTCTACGGCACCGTGATCGACGGGCCGGCGCTCGACCGCTTCACCAACGAGATCGCGCGCCGACTGCGCTACGCCCCGGCAGTCTGATGGCGCTCGCGCTCGTCATCGGCGGCATCACCCAGACGACCAAGATCCTCGAGGGCTCGGCGTCGCTCAAGTACAACACGCTCGATCTGACCCTCGTCGACCCGGCGACCTTCCCGCTCGTGGGCGACGCGGTCACGCTGACCACCCCGTCGTGGACCGGTGTCGTGACCTCACGCACGATCTACCCCGGGCCGCGCGTCGGTCACAAGTACTGCACCGTCACCGCCACCAACACCAACGTCCCCTCGGCATCGGCCGGTCCGTGGGGGCTGTCGGACGTGCCGAACGGCACGACCCTGCGCGGGTACAAGGACCTCAGGGTCACCGAGAGCGACAACCTCGACGGGACCAGCACCACGACCGGGACGGCCACGCTGTACACGACCGGGCTGTGGCCGGCCATGACGTTCACCCTGACCAACGCCGACCTCGGCTACGCCGCCTACTCGTTCAGCGTCACCGGGATGGAGGTGACCTGGAAGAAGGGCGTGCCGTTCTACAACCTGACCTTCGGCTCGCCGATCGTGACCATGTCGGTGTGGATGGCCGACACCGTGATCAACGTGGCCGACGGCACCATCAGCGGGACCAAGATCACCGACGGCTCGGTGACCACGCCGAAGCTCGCCGCGAACAGCGTCACCACGACCGTCCTCGGCGTGGGCGACATCGGCAACAACGTCACCAACCCGGGCTTCGAGACCGGCGACCTGACCGGCTGGGGCACGAACAACTCGGGCGGCGGCGTCACGTCCGTCTGGAGCGGCCACGTCCACGCCGGCAAGTATGCGGCCCACCTCGTCACCAATGGCGGCAACGCGGCCGTCGTCGGGACCGCGACGGCGTCGCTCGCCGGCGAGAGTGTCACCGTCGGGGCGTGGCTGTACGGCTCGGGCTCGGGCACGGCCGACATGGGCGTCCTCTGCTACGACGGGGCAATGGGCTACCTCGGCCACCCGACGCTCCTGTCGACCGGCGTCCTGGCCGGGTCGTTCACGCACTACTCGGTCACCTCCGTCACGCTCGCGAGCACGGTCTACGTCGTGCCCTACGTGGTCGCGACCGGGGGGACCTACGTCGACGTCGACGACGTCACGCTCCAGCGCGGCTCGGTGGTCATGGACTCGAGCGGCATCACGGTGAACAACGGCGCCCTGACCGTGACCAACGGCAGTTCGATCGTCATCATCGACGGCACGTCCGACATGTTCAAGATCGCGGCGAGCGGATCCCTGTCCTCGACGTGCGCCGCATTGTCGGGCGCCAACTACTCGACCTCGGTCGCCACCGCGACACTGAGCGGCCTCGGGACCCTGGCGGCCACGCCGATGCACCTGAGTTCGATCGCCGACAACAACGGCAACACCGGCACGCGGTCGGTCGGCCACGACCTGCTGTACAACGTCCCGGCCGCCGCCTGGACCGGTGTCACCAGTGGCGGGGCCACGTCGGGGCAGGCGATCCTGCCCACGTCCATCGCGGGCAACATGGCGACGCACCTCAACGGCAGTTCGATCTGCGTCGTGCAGCTCGACGTCAACAACGCCTACACGTCCAGCGAGACCCTGTACGGCTACTACTACATCCTCGTGGAGTCGGCGCTGTGATGCTGGTCGCCTACGATGCCGACGGGAACGTCATCGGCCACCTCGACCACATGGTCGCGCGCGGCCCGGACGGGTCGGTGGCCGGCCTGATCGACTTCGCGGCGCACGAGGCCGCCGGTGGCGACCACACCGACATCTGGCTGGTGGACACCCACGACCCAGCGCATCCGGTCAAGGGCTCGAAGGTGTGGCCCGAAGCCATCGGCAGCGGCATCTACGACTTCCGCGTCGAGCTCGCCGGCCCACCCGGTGCCAGGCACATCGCCGCGCTCGTCCACAAGACCTCGGGGCACCGCCGCGAGCGGGCCGCGGTCGAGCCGGGCAAGCTCGCCCTCGACGCCGACGGCAGGACGGTGCCCCGTCCGACCGATGCCGGCACGCCCGCCCACCTGCCGCTGGTGCCCGGTGCATGAAGCGCAAGCGGATCGTCAGTCGGCGCAACCTCGCCGACCGGCTGGCCACGGTCGACCAGAAGCTTGTCGATCATGCGCTCTTCGACGACGAGCGGTGGTCGGCGCACAAGGACTCGCACGTCACCGTCGCCGAATCGCTGCGTGACTACAAGCGCGACGCCAACGAATGGCGCGCCAGCCTGTCGGACCTCCGGCAGACGTTCATACCGCGCAGCGAGTTCGGGTCCGGGCATCGCGCCCTCGAGGCCAAGTTGCACACCGAGATCGTCGCGCTCGCCGGCGTCGTCGCCGCGCTGGACGCCAAGGTCGACGTCAACACCAGCGACATCAAGGACACCAAGGTCGAGGCGGCCACCAGGCGCTCGGTCTTCAGCGACACCCGCTCGATCGTGACCGTCGTCGGGCTGGCGCTCGGCATCGCCATCTCGGCACTGCTCCTGATCGACCGGCTCTCGACACCCTAGAAAGGAGGCGAGTCCGATGACCTACCGTCCCGCGTTCCAGGTCGAGGGACCGGCCACCGCCTGCGTCCTGCACGGGCAGGCGCTCGGCTGGAAGAACTGCACCCCGCTCTCGGGCGGGATGGTGCTCGACGCCGCGACGGGCGGCAGGACCGTCGTCTCGGGCTGCCAGCTCCGCGACGAGACCGGCGACTACTACGGCGGCGTGACGCTGCCACAGGTCGCCGCAGCCATCGAGACGCACGGCGTCCATGTCGAGGTGCACGTCGGGGCGGGTGTCTGCACCCCCGGCTATGCCGCCACGCAGCTCCGCGCCGGGCGCCCGCTCATCCTCCAGGGCAACACGCTGCCGGACGGCAGGGGCAACGTCAACCATGCCGTCGAGGTCAACGGCGTGTCGGGCGGGACGCTCACCGTGCCGGCCTACGCGGATGTCGGCGATCCTTGGTCGAAGGGCTTCGCGGCGTGGCCGTGGTGGAAGGTGCTGACCTTCGCCGCCGCGCTGCACCCGTGGGGCGAGACCGACCCGCGCACGCTCGGTCCGGGCAAGTTCTACGCGGGCATCCTGCCGGCTCCGCCACCGACCAGCCACGTCGTCCACTTCGCACCGCTGGCGCGCGTCCGCTCGTACCAACTGACCGGCGCCTGCATCGCGAGCTGGTCCGACACCCACTGGAGCAACCGGGCATCGGCGGCCCTGTGCGAGCCGCCGGTCCACCGGCGGACGTGCGACGGGACATCGGCGGCGACCACCGTCAAGGTGACCAGCGGCGTCTACGCCGGCCATACGATCCAGGTCTACCCGCCGAGCGTGACGGTCAGCTAGGAGGCACTGATGACCGAGGAAACCGATACCGACGAGATCCTGGTGGAGGCGATCGAGGCGGCCAAGACGCCGCCCGAGCCGGTCCCCGACGCGGCTGGGCTGCCCGATGACGTGGAAGACGGCGAGATCCCCGGAGCCGACAGCGACGACGGGGCGGTCACGCACACGGGCGAGGACACCTGATGCAGACCGACCTGTTCAAGCTCGTCTTCACCTACACGATCGCGCTGGTCGTGGTCGTCGGGGGCGGGCTGTTCCTGTTCATGTCGATGGGCCAGGCCGACGCCGAGTCGACACGGCTGGCCGTCGTCGGCTTCATGGGCGGCGCGCTCGCGTTCGTGTTCAACCAGGAGTCGGCCAAGGCCGCGACCCGGGCGGCGCAGAGCTCGGCGGCCTCGGGGGCCGAGCAGGCGCTGGCGACGCCGACACCGCCGGCGTCCTGATGGCGGGCTGGCTCGCGCTCATCGTCGTCGTGGTCGGATTGGTCGCGCTCCTGATCGTCGAGGGCTGGGCGGTCTACACCGGCCGGCGGACGATCAGCGCGGACACCCAGACGGTCACGTCGCTGGCGGACCGGCCCGGGCTGATGGGCCTGTCGTTCCTGCTCGGTGCGCTCGCCATGTGGTTCGTGATCCATATGACCGGTCCGCCACCCGGCGGCTAGCCTGCCCTCAACACGCCCCCTCCTGCTGATGGGCCAGCGGGAGGGGGCGTCTTCGTGTCTACGGGCAGCCGAGGACCACGAGGCGCGCCTGTGCCGCCTCCATGTAGCCGAGCGTCCATGCCTTGCCGTTCGAGCCCGGGGGCGCGGCCTGGTTGTCGCTGTACGCCTGGTTGAACGCGGCCTGCACCGAGGCGCAGTCGGTGTCGGCTGCAATCTGCTGGTAGACGGCCTGCGAGCCGGGTCCGTTGACGGTGACCGGGGACGCGCCGCCGGCGAGCGTGCCGCGGATGACGTTGAACACGAGCAGCCCGACGACGAGGGCGCCCAGGCCCCACTTGAGCTGGCGCTGGGTGACGGTGCGCGGGATCTGGATCTGAGACATGGCGAACCTATCCTATTCCGGGACGCTTGATCGGCACGGAGCCGTTCGATGCAGGGCCTGTCAGGGCCATCAGCAGCCGCTCGAGCATGGCGGTCTGGCGGTCGATCGCGGCGACCAGCACCTCGTTGCTCTCCGTGGCTCCAGCGGCCTCTGGAACGTCCGTGGACGGCCAGCCGAAGACCGACGCGAGATAGGCCGCCTCTCGCTCGTTCGGTTGCCGGTCGCCCATGTCGATCGCCAGGTATGCCGACCGGCTACGGGGTGACAGGCCGAGTCCCTCGTACAGCAACTCGAAGGCCGCGGATTGCGACAGTCCGCGATCGCGACGCTTCTCATGTATGTGGCGGGCCCACGCCCCTCGTGGGCTCCGTGATGGCGGCCGGTACATAGTCCTGAGAGTGTACGAAGGTTGTGACAACTGTCAAGTGCCGTCGCGCATGGACTGGTAGCAGTTGCCACGTCGTCACGTACCGGCTTGACATACGTCACCGGGGTCGCTAGAGTCTGCGACATGCCACTGACCGGCCGCGAACTACGAGCCGAACGGCGCCTCGCGGACATCACCCAGGTCGACCTCGCAGCACGGATGGGGGTATCGCGGATGACGGTCTGGAGCATCGAGAGCGGACGCGTCGTCCTGACCCCCGATCGGATCCGCGCCTACCATGCCGCCTTGCATGACGCCATCGTGGCGGCAAAGGAGCGCGTGGCATGACACGTCTCCCCTACCCCCAAGGTGAGTTATGTCTGACTCGCTGTCAGACAGGTGTAAACGCGACTGTCACCCGACTGTCACGCTCTGCTGACAGGTCTGTCACCAGCTCACCGGTTATGTCTGCGTTCGCCCGTCGCGGCGGTGCCGGTGACCGGCTGCTGATCCCGACCCTCGACGAGTGGGCCGCGTGGAAGGCGGCCGTGGCATGACCACCCACGTCACCACGGTCATGGACGCGATCAGCGCACTGACGCCGATGCTCATCGCGGGCCTGCTCGCCCTGTCGGCCCGCTGGTCGCTGCGGCGGATCCGATGAAGCCGCAGCCCCGCGTCCAGCGTCGCTCGCGGCCGTGGATGGCCTACCCGCCCGTCCAGCACCCGGACAGCGCCATGCGTGACGCGGCCGTGATCGCGTGGGCGATCGTGCTGCTGCTGGTCATGTACCTGATCGCGCCGCTGGTCGTGGCCCGATGACGCCGACCCCCGGCGCAGTCCAGGGACCGAGCCGTACCCGTGACGGGGACGACCTTCGCACCGGTACTGCGGAGGCGGTCGCTGGACTGCGCCGGGCGCCGGAGCATCTGCCTGCGCCCGTGCCCGCCCCCGCTGCCGTCTCCCCCGTCGGCAGCGGGGGGCTCGCGGAGTATGCCGACTGGACCGAGACCGAGTTGCGGCTGGCGTGGGGCGATCGGTGACCGATCCGTGGGCGGACCCCGACTTCGTGCTAGACGACCTCGAGGCCGAGGGACGCCGACCCGTCACCAGCCGCAACTCAGTCTCGATCTGGATCGCGGAGGGCGACGGCATCGCCCACGCCCGGGCGCATCGGATCAGCACCCGGACCGCCTGCGGCATCGCGGCCATCGACGAGCGGTACGCCTGGCCGGCGATCGCCAAGTGCGCGCTGTGCGCGGCGGTCCTGAAGCGGGCGGGGCTCTGATGCCGCCGCTGACGCCGGCCAATGCCGAGATCCGCTCGCAGAACGTGACCGCGTCCGAGGTCGGCGCGCTGCTCGGGCCGCACCCGTACACGACCCCGGAGCTGATCTGGGACCGCCTGTGCAGCCCGTTCGCGCTGACGCCGGAGCAGAACGAGTTCATGGAGACCGGGTCGTGGATGGAGCACGCCATCCTGCGCCTGGCCGAGAAGCGGTTGCACCTGCGTGCCCGCGCCAACGCCCGCACGTTCGTCTCCAAGACGCACCGCCTGTGCGCGACCCCGGACGCGTTCGTGCTCGGGCAACCGCCCGGGCTCATCGAGATCAAGCTGTCCGGCCGCCCCGAGCTGTGGTGGTCGGTCCCTGAGCACGTCCAGTGGCAGGTCCGCGCCCAGATGCACTGCACCGACCGCGACACCGCGGCCGTGTGCGTGCTCGTCGGCGCCGGCCTGCGCACGTTCATCGAGGTGCGGGACCGGGCACAGGAGGACCGGATGCTCGCCGCCGTCCAGGCGTTCTGGACCGATCACGTCCTGACGGGCATCCGCCCGACCCCCGCTCCCCCACCCGACCCGGTCCTGGACTTCGCAAGCGCAAGGAGATGACATGACAACCGAGACCGACCTCGAGCTCAACTTCGGCACCCCGATCCCGAAGGCCGAACCGAACACCTATCCCGCGATCCTCGTGGGCATCGAGCCGTTCCGCATCAACGAGGGCACGGCCGACGCCAAGACCCTGATCCGCTGGGAGTTCAGCCTCGACGGCATCGAGGACCCGGAGACGCCGGGCATGAACCTGATCCTCGACGGCGTCACGAGCCTCGCCACCGGGCCGCGCTCGAAGATGCGGCCGTGGGTCACGGCCCTGCTCGGGCGCAGCCTCGACGAGGCGGTCAGCCTGTCGGCGCTCCGCGGCCAGCTGGTCGGGAAGCCGTGCTTGGCCGTGGTCGTCATCAACGACGCCGGCTACAGCAAGGTCGACAACGTCGTGGCGGCACCGAGGGTGCCCGCGCGACCGAAGCCCGTCGAGGTCCCGGACGAGCTCCCTTTCGCCTAGACCCCTACCTCGGGCCGTCCCGGGTCCCGCTGCCCTCGGTTTGGGAGCTGCTGGCAGCGGAACGCGGGACGGTCCACCCATCCGAGGTCGAGCACATGACCGACGAGGCATGACATGGGGCGTCGACCCGGCGCGGACCGAGCGGTTCCGCCGCGAGGTCCCGCTGGAGCGGGCACGGCTGGCGCTCGAGGACCCGGAGGGCGAGCTGGATGCGGTCGCGCCCCTGACGCCGATCCGGGCGCGTCAGATGCTGCTCGACGGCGGCGTAGAGCCGCCGGAGTCGATCGACATCGCGACGATCGGCATCGAGCCGCCTCCGCCGATGCTGGTCGAGCGGCTGGACCCGGAAGGGCACACGATCCTGTACGGGACCGGCGGCGTCGGCAAGGGGGCGCTAGCCTGTTGGTGGATCGCAGAACTGGTGAGGTCGGGGCTCGGCGTCCTGATCGTGGACTACGAGGCGCATCCCGCGGAGTGGAGTCGTCGTATCGCCTCACTGGCACCCGATGTCCACGCCAGTGGACGGGTGCGCCACATCGCGCCGCGCAAGCCGCTGACGGCCTGTGCCGAGGTCGTGGGCGCGGAGGCGCTCACGTTCGGGCTCGAGGTCGTGGTCGTGGATAGCGCGGTCATGGCCTGCGGCTCGGATCCGCTCAAGCCCGAGGTCGCCGGCGACTACCAGGCGGCCGTCATCCGGGTCGGGTTGCCGGTCCTGTCGCTGGCGCACGTCACCAAGGCCGACGACATGCGCTACCCGTTCGGGTCGATCTTCTGGCACAACCTCGCGCGGACGACGTGGGGCCTCCAGCAGGACCAGTCGGGGGCGGTCGTCCTGAGTCACCGGAAGCACAACAACTACGCCAGCCTCGGCCGGTTCCAGATCATCACGACATGGTTCGACGGCAGGCTGACCGAGGTCGACGAACGCAATCACCAGGTCGCGTTGCGGGAGCGGATGGTCGAGATCCTGACTGCTGGACCGCTGACCCTGACCGAGATCTGCGAGCAGTTGAACGGCGAGGATGAAGGCGTCCCGGTCAAGCGGGAGAGCGTCAGCCGGGTCCTGCGGAAGCATCTGGTCACGACGTTCCGAATGGTCGGAGACAGGTACGAGGTGCAATCGTGAACCCGTCCGGCAATCGTCCGGGTTTGAGCGTGACAACCGTCCGATATGCGTCCCCGTCCGATAACCGTCCGGATTTGAGCAGGACGGACGGTCCCCCCCTGAAAGGGGACCGGTCCGTCCGGACCGGTGCATTTCTTGAGGCTGTAGCGACCTACCAGCAGACGATGCAGCACATCATGGCCGGTCTCGTTTGCGCGTATTGCGGCGACGATCCTGTCACCTTCGACCATGTCGTTCCACGGTCCAAGGGTGGCACTGACGACCCGGAGAACCTCGTGCCGGCGTGTCGTCCATGCAATGCATCCAAGTCCGACAAGCCGCTGGACGAGTGGATCGCCAACCTTGAGCGATACATCAAGGGTTTCGAGAAGGCCGCGATCCGTCTCGAGGGTGCACGAAGGGTCCGCGGGTCGTGACCACGTCCCGCTCCAAGGCGATCGGATCCGCGGCCGAGCGCGCGGTCGCGGCAGCCCTCGACGGCACCCGTGTCGGCATGGACGGCGGCCCGGTCGACGTCATCGTCGAGGGCTACCTCGACGTCCAGGTCAAGGCCGTCCGCAGCCTGCCGTCGCTGGCCGCGGTCATCGGCTACCTCGAGGCGATCCCGCGGCGCGATCGGCTGCGGGCGTGCGTCGTCGTCACCCGTCCCGGCAGCGGCAAGCGGGCGGTGCGGACGATCACGTTCGACCTCGACGAGTTCGCGAGCTGGCACGCATGACCGACCTCATCCTCGCCATCGTCCTCGGGCTGCTCGCGCTGCTGCCCGCATCCATCTCAGGCACGGCCACCTGGTACGCCACCGGTCCCGGAGCAGGACACGCGGCCGCCGGCCCGGCCCTCCGCACCGGCGACTGGCGCGGCCGTCACGTCACCGTCTGCGCGACGCGCTGCGTCCCGGTCGTGCTCGACGACTTCTGTCAGTGCTACGGGACTCGCGTGATCGACCTTGCCACGAGCGATTTTGCGAGACTGGCCCCCTTGTCGCAGGGCATCGTCACCGTGACTGTGAGCGTCGGTGGCTTGCCTGTCGCGCCACCGACGGACGTTGCTCCGTGAAGCCTCGAGTCGCCTTCCCGAAGGACCCGGACAAGACCGGCCGCGGTCGTGCTCGCGCCCTGTATCCACTCGAACCCTGTGAGGTATGCGGCAAGACCGGCAGCGGCCGCGGCAGCATCGACCGCCACCATCGGAATAGCGACCGACTCGACAACGCACCCGAGAACATCGCGTTCCTCTGCCGCAGGCACCATCACGCCGCACACAAACTGACCGACGGCAAGGTCGGCGGCGGTCCGCGACCACGTATCGCTGCGCTGCTGCACGACCGGGCCATCGTGTCGGCTATCGAAGCGGCTGCGCTTCGTGATGCGGGACTGACTCAGGCTGCGATCGCGGCACGGATGGGCGTCAATCCCAAGACCGTCTCGCGCTGGTTCGGGAAGTACGAGCTATGACGCCGTACTACCAGGACGACCTCGTCACCATCTACCACGGCGACTGCCGGGAGTGGATGCCCGAGGCGGACGTCATCGTCACGGACCCGCCGTACGGCATCGGCTGGTCGCGCGGCATCAATAACGCCCGCCGCAGCAAGGCTCACATCGGCATCGTCAACGATGAGGACACGTCGGCCCGTGACGCGGTTCTGGCAACGTTCCGTGGTCCTGCCATCGTGTTCGGCTCGTTCTACGCGCCGTTCCCTTCAGGCGTCCGGCAGGTGCTCGTTTGGCATAAACCGGCCGACTCCGGTCTTGTCGGGTCGATTACCGGTTACCGTCGTGACGCGGAGCCCATCTTCCTGGTCGGACCGTGGCCGGTTCGGACTGTCGAGTGGTCGAGTGTGTTGCGAACAACTGCGGGTCAAGCGTTCACTGCGGCGGAGACAGGGCATCCGCACACAAAGCCGGTGGCGCTCATGGAGTGGCTCGTCAGTCGGACGACCGGCATCATCCTTGACCCCTTCATGGGCAGCGGCACGACCCTCGTCGCCGCCAAGTCCCTCGGCCGCAAGTCCATCGGCATCGAGATCGAAGAACGCTACTGCGAGATAGCTGCTCAACGCTGCTCGCAGGAAGTTCTCGGGTTGCTCGGATGAGGTGCGCCTGCCCGGACCGGGTCATCGACCTTGCCGCGGCGGACTTCATCGAGCTCGCGCCGCTGTCGCAAGGCATCGTCGCGGTCACGATCACGACGGCTGCGGTCCCGGTCGCGCCACCGACGGACGCGGCATCGTGAAGGAGGACGAGATGAGCGAAGCGAGAGAGCCGGAGACGGAGGCGGGACGACAGATGGTGTTCGCGACAAGACATCCCCTTGCGGCTATCCGCGCTGAGAAGCTGATTCTCGCCATCGAGCGCGAAGCCGCCGAGAAGGCGCTGCACTCCGCATTGCCCGAACTGGACGAAACACGGCGACTGCTCGGCTACCTGTGGACGGCGACCGGCAAGAACTACCTGCGACCAGTGTCGAGCCTGTTCGCTGAGGATGACCCGATCGTCGCGGACATCGAGCGCCTCGCCATCCTCGAGGGAGCATCCGAATGACCGCCGATGACACGCGGGAGGCGCTGCTACACGCTGCCGAGGATGTTGTTGCAAGAGCGGAGACGGACGACGACTTCGACGGTAACTACATCGACTTCCTAGTGCCGTCTGATGCCATCGAGGAACTCCGTGCCGCCCTCGCCGCAGCCCGTCGTGACCCCGAGCCGGTCGCGTCGGCGGATGCGGCGTGGGAGGCGCTGGGTGCTGCCCTGTTCGACTCAGGCAATGCGGGAGCCGCCGAGGTCGTTGATAAGCACCGTCCCGCCATCGAAGCCGCCATCCGGGGCACAGCGGCGCTGGACGTGGAGCGGCTGCGAACCGCCATCTACGACACGAGCATCGTCCATGACTGGGCAAACACGACTGACACCGTGGACCGCACGGACGAGATAGCCGACCGGTACGCCCGCCTCGCAGACAACGAGCCGTCGTGATCCTCGCCGTCGCCCTCGCACAACTGCTCGACCTGGCGACGTACAGCCTCGTCATCGGCAACCCGAACGGCTACGAAGCTGGAGTCCTCGGAGCCGTCAGCCCGCAGCAGGCGGTCATCGTCAAGGCCGCGGCCATCGTCGTGATGCTGCTGATCCTGGCCGCCCTCCGACCGCGCTGGCGTCGCTGGGGCGCGGTGCTGGCGGTGATCGTGGGATGCGTGGGAGCAGGGACGAATGTGGCGTTCGGTGGATGAGCGCCCGACGTTCGGCTCGCTCTTCGCCGGGATCGGCGGCATCGACCTCGGCTTCGAGCGGGCCGGATGGCGCGGCAAGTGGCAAGTCGAATATGAGCCTTTCTGTACCCGAGTCCTCGCCAGGCACTGGCCCGATGTGGCCCGATATGGAGACATCCACGATGTCCACGGAGCCGGGGCTTGCGGTGTTCCCGACCCCGACTCGTGGCGACGCATGGTCGCCATCGACACCGCAGAGCGCATCGCGGGAGTGGCGGAAGAAGAATCTTCGCGGTATCTCCGCTGCCCCAACTGCCTCCCGCCCGTCGATCTCCTCGCCGGCGGCTTCCCTTGCCAGCCGTTCAGCAACGCCGGGAAGCGGCAGGGCAAGGACGATGTTCGCTGGCTCTGGCCCGAGTTCGCCCGAGTCATTCGCGAGCTACGACCCCGCTACGTCCTCGTGGAGAACGTCCCAGGACTCCTGGCTGGACACGGAGGGATGGGGGCAGTCCTTGGCGACCTGGCCGCCCTCGGGTATGACGCGGAATGGGACAGCATCCCAGCTTCAGCCGTTGGTGCCCCGCACCTCCGCTACCGCGTCTGGATCGTGGCCTACGCCACGTCCTGGGACTGCGGAGGGATTGGCGAAGCGACAGGCCGAGTCGCGCCGGGGCCAACCATTGACGGAACAGGCTGGTGGGCAGCTGAACCCGACGTGGGTCGAGTGGCTCATGGGGTTCCCGCTCGGGTGGACCGACTTAGGGCCCTCGGCAATGCCGTCGTCCCGCAAGTCGTCGAGTGGATCGGCCGGCGCATCCTCGAAGCGGAAGCGATGACGTGAACCTACTTGGGCGTGCGTCCGACCCGACCGAGCGAGTCGGCGCGATACCGCTCGACCTCGCGCTCGCTGACAGTCCACGTTTTGCCGACGAGCCGTCCGTGCAACTTTCCCTTGCCGATCTGTCCGCGCAACGTCGAAGGCGACACCCCGAGTCGGGATGCCGCCTGAGCGAGAGTGAGCATCTAGCGGGCCATCCAGCGAAGATCGAACCGGATGCCAGCCGCGAGGCGCTTGGCCTCGGACTCGGCCAAGAGCCGACCAGCCTCGCCCGTGCCGCACTGGAACCGCGGGTGGAACTCCCAGTCCTTGGGGTTGCGGATATGGGTGATGCCGACCCAGTGCTCGCCGACTTCGCTGACGTGGACTTCCACGGCGCGATGGCTGTCGATGGGTTCGCTGTAGGTCTCGGTCATCGGAAGCATCTTGGTCTCCTTCGTGGTGCGCCTCATGTCCATAATGTACGCGCTATCGCCTACGTTGTCAAGAGGCTAGTCGCGTGACGACCCGCATCCTCCTCCTCGCAGCCGCCGTCCTCGGCATCCTCTGGCTCGCATCACGAGCGCACGACGAGCCGGTGGCGGATACGGGCTGGCGCGACCTCGAGCGGGTGGACTGGGCGTGACCGTGCTGGCGTCCCTGCCCGAGGCGATCGCCTGGCTCGAGTCGTGCTGGGACGGCCAGCGCGCGGCGCCGGTGCGGCTGCACGTCCGCGGCACCGAGGGCCGCTTCAGCGTCCAGGGCAGCCTCGACACCGGGACCGCGACCTATGCTGACGAGCGCCTCGGCTCGCCTCCGTTCAGCCATGCCTTCGCGTCCACGCTCGACGGATCCGCGGCGGCCGTGATGGTCGTCACGATCACGACGACGTGCGCCCACCCGGGCCGCGCGCCGGGCAAGGCGTGCCCGATGTGCGCGATCTACGACGGCGAGGGCAACGCCCTGGTCGAGACGGGCGTCTACGAGCACGACGCCGAGCGGTATCGCTACCCGATGACGCTGGCCTTGACGCGGCTCGCCAACAGCCGCTACGTCGGCGTGCACCCGTACTGGATCGTGGTCAGCCTCGCCTCGCACGGCTGGGATGCCGGCGCCGTGCGCTACACCGGGATCGATATCCTGCGAGCGATCCGCCAGCTGCACAGCCGCTACGAGGAAGCGAGCGTGCCGTATCTCGAGCAGAGCGACGCGCAACGGAACGCAGAGAGCGCATGACCCGTGCCGTTCGGCCCTTGCACCGTGGGTGTACTGTGTCGGCAATCGAACCAGAGCCTTGCCGGTACGTCACACCCCGCGCTATGGGCCCGGCACAAAGAACGAGCGCCAAGAACACGGCGTTAGCCTACCCTCTGGCAGCGAAGACCCGGGTGCCTTCCCCCATCACGCATGACATCCGAGCATCATCGTGACGTTGACGTGATCATGCGTCCGTGTCTCGGTTGCGGGCGACTCATGCAGGGCGGCGGACGTCGGCACCCTGACTGCCAGCGTGCATACGACCGGGGGCGTCGACCCAGCAGCACGCAACGCTACGGCAGCGGCTACGCCAGGCGCCACAAGGCAGCGGTGGCGGGGGAGCCGTGGTGTCACACCCCGGGTGGTTGCCCCTACCCTGATGCGGGCAGCACGAGCAACCCGCTGACTGCTGATCACAGCGTACCCGTGTCCCTGCATGGACAGCACAGCACGCTCGTCGTGTTGTGTCGTCGCTGCAACAGTGCGCGCGGTGCCCGTACGGGGTACCGGTCGCCACTAGTCTGACGACGGGTGCTTGCAAACCCCCAGCCTTGCACCGGAACC